AACGAGAGCTGTCTGGGACTGGATGACCTCCCCCAAGAACTCACGGACATTGCAGAAGCTATACTTGACCAAGATATCCTTACCTTTACAGACTTCCTAGAATATTAGATTGTAATGAAACCTAAGTAAATGCAGTATCTTCAAATTTTCAAGAAAAAATGACGACTCTCACTGATTTCGAACACAAGCTCGATACTCTCATCAAGACGTACCCGGATGGGGTGCCTCGTGATGAAATGAATGAATTTTTTGAATACACGATTGAAAACAAGGATGTCCTTCTTTACGGGGTGAGTGATGAACTACTCTATGCCGTATGTGACAGAGCCTATGATGACAAACGTTTTCATACATACGGTGAAACCATCAATGGTCTTATTGAAGAGTTTAGGGAAGCGAATCCGAGTCCGGCTGCCACCGCGTCGAAAGAGATGGAAATGAATGCTTTGGTGAGGGAGAATGCCGCCTCTTGGGCTGAAAAGGCCGCAGCTCAAGAACATAGGAACTATTTAGTATCTAACACACGAATCATGGATATGATGGAACATTCGGACAAGATGGCGAGTGAATCAGAGAAAAATCAACCCATTGTGGGTAAAATCTTCTCACTCAAGTTTGCACCCGAACCAGTGGAGAAACCTAGTATGTGTAGAATGTTTTAATCAATGTAAATTCTACAGTGTCTATACAGTATAAATGGCGACGATATTTATCCTGAAACGTTTCTACATTTAGCCCTAACGAGCACCTTCATATTGCAACATCAGAAATCTTTAACTTGAAAGCCAATGAAATTCTTAATATATCGGAATCGCGTGATGGTGCCAAACCTCTATGAACTATATTTGATTTGAATAAAACACCTCTATTAAAAATAGGTTCTATGTTCATGATATAATTTTCAAGTTTAAATTGTGTATAACCACCGATTTTATCAACGTTTTCACGGTTTATATCGCTAATATATAAGAGAAATGTAAAAAAAGCTGGATCGTTTTCATCGGTGTGATAATCACCGTCTTGACCAAACGTTTGCCCATTTAACATTACACGTACCATTTCAAATTGTATCGTAGTTTTTTTCTGTATCAATCTATATATTTTTTCGGTAAAGAGTTGTTCATCTTTAAGATTTACGTACCAAAAACGCTTGGATTTTGACGACGTTTTTCCTTTAAACTCCCATTTTACATTTTCCATATATTTGATAACATCATCTAAATCTTCACCATTTAGAAAATTATCATAAACGGTTACAGGTTTCATAGAGTATTTTCTTTTATTTTCTTTAAGTTAAAAGTCATATAATACCAAATCCTTTGATATTTGTTCCCCGTCGTCACAAACAACGACATGAGACCCTGTACACCCAGAAACGTGTAACCACCAATATTTTGGATTACATGACATATAAAGCTCGTCATTTTCTCTGTTACACTACCTAACCGTTATACCGATAACGTCTTGGGCAATGTAACAAAACATTCTTCTTCTATGAATCCCGTAGCAATATATTTAACTTTATCTTTAAGGGGGGCTCCTCTATGAGGATATGTCCACGTTGAAGGAAAAAATAAAATATTACCTGCTATGGGTTGTACTTTTTTAGAGTTAAAAAATTCAGTGTACCCACCATCCTCTTTTTTTAGAGTATTAAAATAAATTATATAAGTTATTATCCTTTTTTTTGCCTCTAAATCATCAATATGCCATTCAAAATAATCACCGACACCATATTTTTGTAATTGAAATCCGGTTCTAACGGTTTCAATACGTGTAAGATTATCAAATACCAAATTATGTGTAACTTTTTCGTACAAATATTTGGTGTACTCGTCAAACGCTATTTGGAAATACATTTCTAATTTACGATGAATACTTTTCCATTCGATGTCATTTTCATAGTCATAATGTAAATCGATCGTTTTTTTTACTTCGTCATTAATATCGCCATAACCAACTTTACCTCTGGATTTATTCGGGTCACGTTCAAACTTTTCTATAATCTGTTCACATAAATCACGTGGTATAGCACTTTTAGCCACGTGTACGTATTCCATTTATGAAGTAAATATTTTATTCTTTAATTAAATACATTTCATGTTCCAATCCAATCCTTCCATAACCCATAACCATCGTGTTATCCTCTCAAATAAACAAGACATTAACTTTGGTCAGAAAGGTATTCGATAATGCGCGGAACACAAGAATCCAAAACTCATGAGTAAAATTGCATCAGAGACTCTGCCCATGACTTAAAGAAAAAATACAACTATAATATATGACATTTTTCAATTTTCCTGGTCATTTCGTTTATTGGACACCAATGAAAAAACACGAAGAGATGAAAAATGATATTGTATCTTCCATTGTGAATATTAAGAAAACTCAAACATTAGAAAATCCCTTTAAACAGTGCTCTATGGAAACAAATTTCAATAAGGATGATATATTTTTAAAACATGAGCATATTCACAGTATCGTACATGATACCATAAAAACTATGATTAACGAGTCTGACAATAATTTTATAAAAACTTTAAATCCAACAAAAATAAAAGTGTTTGATTACTGGTTTAACTTCTATAAAAAGGGCGATTTTCAGGAATATCATAAACATTCTAATAATGGAAAACATCTCATTAACTATATAAACAATAAGCGGTATGATTTAATTTTCTCACTTGTTTATATTTTACACGATAAAAGTCCGTGTGACAGTTTAGTATTTAACCTTGACGACGATAATGTACCATTTACACCAAATAATTGTAGTGTAGGTATCAAAACATCCGACTTTACAAGTATAAAAGAAGGTACGGTTATTGTATTTTCATCACTTTTAAGTCATAAGGTTGAAAAAATTAAAGTTCCGGGTCGAATCACGTTAGCTTTTAATATTGGGTATAATTTTCAGTAATGGTATTTTATACACCCACTCAGGTAATTTACCGTAAATCTTTATCCGCCGTGTAATACGTCTTCCCCTTCGTGACGAAACTATGAACCCTCGCGTACCCCCACGCTTGTGGAGAGGCTCCCGGGCGATGCCCGGTTCTCCACGCAGCGAGCCCCCTATTGTACACCGTCTTGAGGGTCTTCAAAGGCAGGCCAGTAGCCTTAGCAATTTCAGGGAGAGATTTGACTCCTGGGTACATCTTTCTAAACTTTTGCGTGTAGGAAGAAGTTTTTGTTTTCTGTCCCTTGTCCGTCTTGAATCCTTTATAGTCTCGCTTGAGCATCTTTTTGTAGCGGGTCTCGACCTCCTTGAGGGTGGTGAGTCCCCTGAAATATTTAAGGGGTGCATAGATCTTACCTTCGGATTTACGCAGTTGCCCAACCTTCTTGGTAATCTGAGCATCGCTTAAAGGCATCTTACTTTTTAAAGATATTTTATATCACATGGGACGCACGTGTTCGTTCTCTGTGACTGACCGAACAACACCTGAACGCATTGATACAATTTTCAATAGTATATGGGCTATGGAAGAAAGAGTAAAGTTTGAAATAAACACGACACACTGTAACAATATTTCACTAAGACGAATTCTATCTATGAAAAGTGTTCTAGATCTTCATAGACCAAACTCACGCAAGTATCTTGAGAGTAGTACCATCCTCGTCAAGACACAATTCGCACGTAGACTTCTTCAATTAGGTCTCGCTCTCATACGCACTGAACGACCAGTGTATGTCAAGGTCATTTGAGATATTTTATCGCTGCAGATATACTCGAATAAATACACTTTCCAAACCTGACGCGACCTGTTCTAGGATTGTAGTATCCGATGTGGCCATTGAAGTATGCCCTGTGAACGTCACCCATATAAAAAATACAAGATTATATTAATCAGTGAGATGGGTTTGTCAATAATTATGGGAAATATGTTTTCGGGTAAGACGTCTGAACTCATCAGACGACTTAAGCGTCTGAAGGTTATAGGCAAAAATATACTTGTGATAAATTCAGCAAAAGATACTCGCTCACCTGATGAGGTTTTAAAAACGCACGACAACGTAAAGTTCAATTGTCTCAAAGTGTACGACCTCTTCGAAACCATAAACAAACGGGAATTTGACGAGGCTGATATAGTCGCCATCGACGAAGCTCAATTTTTTCCATACCTGAAAAAGTTTGTAGACTGTTGCCTTCATGTAAACAAATCTGTCATTCTTGCGGGTCTCGATGCCGACTCGTTTCAGTGCAAATTTGGAGAACTCTTAGATTGCATTCCAATGGCATGTGACGTGACCAAATTGTCAGCATTGTGTATGCGATGTAATAATGGAACACCCGGTCCATTCACAAAGCGTATTGTTGAAGATAAGACTCTGGAACTTATCGGTGGAAGTGATATGTACATCGCCGTCTGTCGAGAACATCTATAATTTGAAGACTTTGTCAGAAACATTACGCGCGAGTCTACGAAACCACCCAAACATCGTCACGGAATCGTTTTCGTAGAGTGGTATGATCAAGGAAATGCGGGTACATCCATTCATCTGTTTCGACACCGAATGTTTTACATCGCTTCCATTATAAAGAACGCCTTTACCGGCTACACTCTCATTAATCTTTACACGACCGTTACGATCTTTCGTCATGAGATGGGACGCGTTACATTCGCTCGTGTAAATGTTACACACGTACGTCTTACGCAGTCCACTCGTGAAGTTGTTATCGAAATGCCAATCGATGTAATGTCCACTCTGATTATACAGTCTTAAAAACCAACAGTATTGTTCCTTTTCACAGTCGGCCGGTTTTACCTTTTTATTTTTCATCGACGACACATACTCCTCGATGATGTTGAACACTTGCGGAAGTTTCTCCCTGATAGTACTCCGAGTGATCTTGTACCCCTCCACCATACTAGATGACGATTTGTTACCGTGCTGCTGTGCGATGTGTACGATATCATTCACGTATGGATTGAGACTATTGGAAATTTCAGAACAATTGATCTCCTTGAACTTCCCACTTTGAGCAGGCTTGAGATATCCATTCCATATATTAATCAGGAATGGAAGCAATAATAGGATTAGCAGTAGTAACCTCATACAATAGACTACTAAAATCTTTTGATGTCGAGAATGAGCACGACACGTTTACCGGGCCCTGTTTTGGTAACCTCATGGTATCTGGAATGATCGAAAATGAACGCTTCACCTTCGGTGTGGACGCGTGGACCATTTTCTGTATACAGGGTACAGTCCCCATCTCCCATAATCGTAAGATGGTACCTGAGTAGCGCGTTCGTCTCAGCTCTGTGTGGCGGTATGGTCATGGGACCTTCCATGACTGCAAATGATGCAGTCTCTTCGAGTATACATGGAATTTGTTTGATTAGACTTTTCAGTTTTGGAAAATTGTTAAATCTATACTGATAATAGTTGTCATTTTTGTCGAACCATACGTCGAGATTGTGATACATCGTTTTGTCGAGTGTCTTGGAAACATCTTCAAACTCTTTACGAATGTCTCGGTAATGTTTCTGGATCAAGTGAAGTCCCTTGAATTGCCACACCGAATACTCTGGGCTGTGCATCAATACATCTATGAGGGTGTTTCGCATACCGATGAATGGTCGTCGCCAGTTATTAAAATATAAATTATCTATCGGCGCCTTCATGTAGTCATGGCCTATGAACAAAATAGGAATCAGGGTCAGATACCACATTATTTTCTCAGTAGATAATAAACATGCCCGGATACGGCAAGACTATGGAAAAGTACGCTCCCGCCCCCACTACTGAGAAAAAGGATGTCGAGTCTCGTTTCTCGATGCCCGCTATTCCCCAGCTTACCATCGTGCAGATGATCATCGCCGCAGTCATTGTCGCCTACGCGTTCACGGCGCGTAAGGTGAAGGGTGTCGTCGTCGCGACCCTCGCGCTCACTATCGGTATGCTTCACATGTATGACCACCTCTACCGCGTTCAGCGTGGTCCCGAGAAACTGTTCCTCCTACCCGGTGACAAGACTGAGAAGTACTGCGCCGGTGGGTGTGGGTGCGGTAAGTAAAATATTGACACATACTAAGTATGCGCGTCAAAGTTGTTCGTAGCCCTAATCCAAAGAAGAAATTCAGGGCAATTTTAGAAGACGGTAAAACTGTTGATTTTGGTGCAAGAGGCTATTCAGACTACACCAAACACAAGACTCCCTCGCGTATGCGATCGTACGTGCTCAGACACGGTGGTCAGATTCCCAAACGAATCATAGCTGAGAGAGATCCGAGTAAAATTCAGAACATGATGTTAAACATCGATCAAAGTGACAAAGAAGATTGGAAACGAAGTGGTATCAACGGGGCTGGATTTTGGTCACGTTGGTATCTCTGGAGTTTTCCGGATATGAGAGGTGTCAAGTCATTCATGAAGAAGCGATTCAGGATAGAGATCGTTTGATCGATTCCACCTGCTTCACAAATAAAGTCATCGTCTCGAGACGTTCGTAAAGTTCTTTACCCAAATAGTGCTTTACGAATTCCTCATTTATGTCAGTCTCGGTTGTATACTGTTTGATGGTATCATACGCATTTCCATCATCCCAATTTTCCAGAGACTTTTTTACCTGTATCAGATTCATTACTTATTTAAGTGACACACTTTTTAAGCGTTGTTGGGCATCTGCTGACGAGCCTTGTTGATCGCGTTGGTGGCGAGCTTAAGGGCGAGCTCACGAAGCTTCTTGGCACCGTTGTTGAGACCGTTGTTGTTGGGCTTCTTGTTACCGTTGTTGTTGGGCTTGTTACCGTTGTTGTTGGGCTTCTTGTTGGCGTTGTTGTTGGGCTTCGCGTTACCGTTGTTGGGCTTCGCGTTACCGTTGTTGGGCTTGTTAGCGTTGTTCGCGGGCTTGTTAGCGTTGTTCGCGGGCTTGTTAGCGTTGTTGTTGGGCTTCGCGTTACCGTTGTTCGCGGGCTTGTTGCCGTTATTCGCGGGCTTGTTGCCGTTGTTCGCGGTCTTGTTAGCGTTACCG